AAGTCCAGATTGCCAGCTTCCGCGCCGCTCTTGAGCGGTTCGGCGTTGTCCTTCTCAAGCGCCGCAAGGGCTTCCTTCTGGGCCTGGCTGGTGCCTTCGGCTTTGGGCGGAATAGTGCCGCCCAAAAGGTCTTTGGCGGAAACGGCCATTTCCTGGGTCATTCCGGACTTGGCCAGACCTTCGAGCTTGGCGCCGGTTTCCTCGCCGAACATGACTTTGACCAGACCGACAACGCGGCTCTGCTCGGCCTGCACGGCCTGCGTGGAAGCGGCCTCGACGTTGGCCAGCTTCTGGCTGATTTCGGTGGTGGCTTCGGCCTTGATGGCCGTGACCAGGTCGGGATGTTCCGCCTTGAGCTGCTTCAGATCCATGGGTTCCTCCTGATGGGAAATTTTGGCTAAAAGGTTATCGCGCGTACCCACTTCATCAATGAGCCCCTGCGCCTTGGCGTCTGCGGCCAGGAACACCTTGCCGTCCGCCCACTGCTCCGCGTCGCTCACCGCCAAGTTGCGGTTTGTGGCCACAGTGTCCGTGAAAATCCCGTACAGCTGGTCCAGGTTGGCCTGGATGATTGCGCGAGACTTGTCGTCCAGAGGCGCAGCATCGTGGCCGATGGCTTTGTGGCTGCCGGCTGTGATCATGGTGCGCTTGATGCCCGTGCTCTGGTCGCGTGCGCTGCGGTCGGTATGGGTGGCGAGCACGCCGATTGAGCCCACCGTGGCAGTGGGCGCGGCCATGATCTGCCGCGCGGCGCTGGCCAGCCAGTATGCCGCGGAGCACATGAGGCCGTCCGTATAGGCATAGACCGGCTTGATGATGTCGGCCTTCGCGATGAAATCAACCAACTCGGACACGCCGGAAACGGTGCCCCCGGGCGAATCCACATCAAGCAGGATGCTGGACACGCCGGGATCGTCCAGCGCGGCCTGGATGGCCTCGCGAATCCCCGCGTATGTGGAACCGCAGTCGAACAAGAAAGAGCGCTTGGACAGCGTTCCATCCACAGGGATGATGGCCGTTACCCCCTGAGCCTTGGCCGCGCGGTGCTGTTGAGCGGCACCACTCATCTTTGCGGCAAAGGACTCCAAATCAGCACCGGATGAGCGCAGATCAAGCAACTGGACAAAGCCTTCCAGCACCTCGCTTTTAATGGCCCACTGCTGACCGTCGAGGAAATCTTCCAGGCTCATGTGTCAGTCTCCTGCCGCGTGTTTTGCTCTTGATCCATGTCGGGCGTGATAAGGATGTTCGAAGCATTGATGGGCAGACCAAGTGCCTGGGCTTTTTTGATCTCACGCGCGCGCTGTTCCATAGTGGCTTCCCAGTCATCGCCGCCCTGCTCGCTCACGATCTGGCTCAAGGTGGTGATGTTTTCCCCCAGGGCCACCTTGTTTGCGGACATTTCCTTCACCGGGTCCACGTGGCCACGCGCTGCGCCGATCCACGTTGTGTTGCACCATTCGGCTTTGGCTTCGTAGAAATCCGGCGCACCGGCTGGCATTTCCAACATGCCGCGCAGAAAAGCCTCTTCCATGATCTGCTCATACACGGGCTGACAGAACCAGTTGACCATGCCAGCGCGGTACAGCAGGTAAACGCGCCAAGCCTCAAGCAATGAGGCGCGAGCGCTGGAGTAGTTGGTTTTGGAGAAGTCCTTGGCCAGAACCTCATAGGGCATATTCGTGGCGGCGGAGAGTCCGCGCAGCACGCGCTCCACAAAGGTGCCGAAATTGTTTCCCGGCCGATTGGATTCAAGAACAGTTGGTCTTTCACCGTTGCGGCCATACATAACCTGCCCCGGCTCATATTCGTTGTAGATGCGGCCTCGGTCTGTCTTTGGCCCATTGGGAGACTCGCTGCCGGGGATGTCTTCGGCATTGTCCGTGGCAATGAATAAAGGGAAGCTTGCGGAAACGATGTTGGCCACCAATTCAAAGTCCAAGTAGTCGCCCAGGTCGCGAAAGCTTTTCATGCCGGGGGCAAGAATGCTTGTGCCGCGCACCTGCTCCGGATCGCGGTGGAAAAACCGGTGGTAGACCACGTTGCGGTGGGCGCGCTTGATGGGCAGATTCTGGAAGTCCGAAGAAGTTAGGCGCAACATCACGCCATCGTCCGGGTTGGCAATCCAGCAACTCACAGGCTGGCCACGCTCACCAAGCACAACGCCTTCGCGGATATTGGGATCGCTCACCAGGTCGAGGGGGGTCCGTAGCCGCTGCGGGTGAATGCGCTGCAAAGCTGTCGAGAACGTCCGCCCGGGCTCTTTTACCTTCACTTGCAGGTTGATGAACTCGCCATGGGTGAGGATTGAGCGGAAATTGACGAACTGGATATCCGCGAAAGAGCAGCAGCTACATGCGTCCGCCTCACGGTTCCAAAGTTTCCATGCCCATTCCGCACTGGCCGCAAAGGCGGCCACCTGTTCATCCGTGATGCCGAGCCGCTTCATGTTTGGCTGGGCCTGCGGGCGAAGCCCTGTCCCGATGACATTGACCGTCATGGATTCCACTGTTCCAGCGGCATAGGGATCATTCGCCACAAGGTCATCGGCCCGGTCCTGGCTGAGCTTGCGCTCTGAGGATTCGGAATAGCGCGAGTGACGCAAGGGATTCCAAGATGACAAGGTATTTTTGCGGCTACCAGAATCACGGCGCACCGGCATGGTTGCGGCGACTTCCAGGCCACGCTCAGCCAGCATCATGCCCGCGCGCGCCTTCAGTCGGTTAAGTCCGGCCTGCGGGCTCACATACGCGATAGCGCGATCAATGAAGTTCGCCGCGCTCATCTGCGCACCCGCCCGGGCACAACGCGCGGCCCGGCTGCCCCGGAAAGGGACAGCTTCTGCTGATTCAGCTATTCGAGTGTCTTCTGGATGGATCCAAGGTCAGCGCGGGTATAGTTTGTATCGCCGACCTGAACGGACTGCCCGGAGGCGACCTTAATCAAGGCCGCTTTAAAGGCTGCAATTTGCGAGTCGAGTTCGGTGTGGGTCCATATACTCATGGCCGCATTGTTAGCTCGGCCATGGTGCTAGTGTCTGGTACCTATGGGACGCATGGGACGCATGGGACGGAAAGTAAGTTTTAACGCGAAAACTTACTTTGCCTTGGCGTGGCTCGCCGTCTTCGCACGCGGCTTCTTGGCCCGTTTGGGAGTTGGCGCGGACACTGCCGCCGGTTTGGCTTCGTCCACATCACAGACGCGCTGAAGATATTCCTCCACCCCACGCTCTGTGACCATCTTGCGGGTACCAATGCGGTAGACTTGGCCGAGCTCACCAGAGTCCGCCAAGCGGTGGAAGGTGTTCTTGGAGCACGAAAGCCGATTCATCACAACATTGTAAGGCATAAGGCTTGGGCGAGCGTGGGGCAAGGAATCGATATGGGGCATGGCTATCTCCTTCTCCCCAGCCAACCGGGGAGCTTCCTGCCGCCTGAAGCGGACGTTGATTCTGATTTGCGCGGGGGTTCCGAAAAGCGAGCCACTTCCTCGGGCCGCTGCCTGTACTTGATGCGCCGCACGTCCGCCGCCACCAGGTTGTAAACAGAGCAGTCCCAGCCGTGGTTGGGGAGATGGTCCGGGCAATGCCACAGGCCATCATCGCCGATGTATTCGGACACGAGCATGCGCGCCCAGTTCTCCGTGCAGCTGGCCAACAGGTGCCAGGCGCCAGGGTCAGCCGGGGCGACCTCGTGCAGGCTCGAAAGACGGTTCTTGTAAAGGTTCACGTCCGCGCGCAGCAGCTGCAAGCCGCCGGGAATGGGCTTCTTCTTGCCCTCCCGGGTGGGGTAGTATTCCAACTGGGTGAAGTCGAAAGGCTGGCGCATCCTGGCCTCGCCCTTGAAGGCGAAGGCGCGGCCACGGTTGCGCCTGGCCCACTCATAGACCTTGTAGGTTTGGTGGCCCATGGCGTCGATGACCGCGAGCTCGACGGAATAGACATTGCCGTCCACATCGGTGATGGGCTCGTCCCAAAGCACCGTGTCCAGGGCCTCCAAGGTCAGGACATACCCGGCGCGCACCTGCCAGGACTCCTGCTCCGCCCCGTATCCCCAGGCGCGGATCTCGTACCACCAGCCGTTGTCCTGGGTGTCCACTCCTGCCGTGATGCCAGCGATGAGCCCGCCGCCGGGCACAATGCCTTCGGGCCTGTCATCGCGCAGCAGCAGCATGGTTTCGTGCTTGCGCGGCTGGGTGTAGTCGAACCAAGGCTCGGCCTTGTGCGCGTTCATGAAGTCGCGCATGGCCGTCTTGTCCTTGAGGCCTTTCAGGAACGCGGCAGCCACGGCGGAGAGGGAGACGAAAGAAGACAGCCAGCTCGGCACATGGAAGCCGATCTTCATTGGCCGGGAGCTATCCAAGCTGGCCATGAGCTCAACGCCTGAGTTGTCGCGCCACTGGCCCATGCGCACAGCCTTGTCGCGCAGGGCGTCATCCCAATGGCCATCACAGTGCTCGCACTCGTACCAGGCCAGCTGCCCTGCTTCTATGGCTTCGGGATCGCGCTCGTCCTCCGGCCACTTGATCTGATCAAAATTCATGAGCTGCCAGCAACCGCACAAGGGGCAACGCACCCAGTAGTGATAGACGATCTGCGCCTCGTTCTGCAGGGCCTGCCAGATAGGACCATTCTCAACTGTCGGCGTGCTGAGCTTCCAAATCTTGTAGTCCCAGCGGAATGTTATCTTGCGCTTTTCGGCCAGGCTGATGGGATCGGCTTCGCGCTTTCCCGCGGGCGGGCATTTATCCACCTCATCGAGCACAATGTAGCGGATGGGCTTGTTCGCCAGACGCGAGGCCGACCCAGCCCAGGCCATGTAGATGGGCATGTGCTGCAAGTTGATTTGCAGGTTGGCCACGTCGTCCTGCACGCCGGTGAGGTACTGGCGCAGCGCGGGCGAGCTTTCGATCATCGGCTGAATGCGCGCCTTGCTGTTGTCCCGCGCTGTCTGCTCGTCCGGGTAGACGAACATGGTCGGTGAGGAATCGCGGTCTATGGCGTAGCCGATGCAGTTGTTGACGGCCTCGGACATGCCGACCTGAGGCGCCTTGCAGATGATGACCGTGCGCACGGATGCGTGCCAGCTGGCGTCCATAATGCCCGCAAGGTACGGCGTCACCTCGTTGCGCCAGAGCCCAGCCAGGCTGCTCATGGTCACCACGCGGTGCTTTTCCGACCACTCGCTGCAAGGGATGCGGCGACGCATGCGCAGCACCTTGCCCTCTGGGGCGGAGAGCTTGAATTCGTAGCGTGTAGGCATCCACGCCGGGCGCATGCTCGCCGGGAGACGAAGCACGACGCACGAGCGGTGCGAGGACTGCTGCGGGCAGTCGGTCAACATCGCAGCCGCCTGCATGTCAGACCCCCTCGCCACGGTTGCGCAGGGTCAGGTAATCCAGCGGCACTGCCGGTTTCCGTCGCGGATACAGCAAGTACACACGCCAGTCGCCCTGCTCGTCCTGGAAAGGATAGGTGCTTGTCCTGGCCGGGATAACCTCGCCCGAGCCGGGGTCTTGATAGTAGACGAAGGTCCCCTGCGGCGCGGTGTACGGAACGGCTCCAGCCGCTGGGCCATCGTGCCCCAGCCCCAAAACGCCAAGGCCCCAACGCTGCAAGACAGTCCCAAGGCCCTCCCTGTCATAAAAGCTCACACGCTCGCCGGACCTGGAAAGCCACGCCTGCCCTATCATCACACGGTAGAGGCCGGGCTCTCCTCCCCACTTTCCCCAATGCTCGGCAGGAAAAACAGACAATCTGCCCGCGTCGTTTTCCCCTTTCGGACAAGGAAAAACTGCGCAAGGCTGTATGTCATCACGGACGGTCGGCATCGTGCACACCATGTTCCTCTGCGGAATGCTGCTCGTCATCACCAAGGGGGTCATCCTCGAATTCCAGAACAATGCTGTCGGCCCGGGCGTAGCCGGAAAGCATGCGCTCGATATTCCCCAGCAGCTCGCGCTGGAGGTCTCCGGCCTTGCGCGGGTTGCCCTCCACCAGGTGCACCCAGCTGTTGACATTGGACTGCACCAGATGTTTGAGCCCGCCCTTGAACATCACCGCGCGCGCCGCCAAGTCGTGCGTCACCTGCTCGCGCGGGATGAGCTTGCCCTCGTGCTCCAGGGTCTTAAGCCGCAGCTGGGCCACCTCCTGCTCGATCTTCTCGGCCCGGCCGCGCAGGTAGCGCCGCTGCTCGTCAGCCACGGCCTCATC